GTTAAACTTGCAACAAGAGCTTTATTTACTCCACCTTCAACAAATACTTCTACAACAATTCCACCACCAATTAAAGCCCCTATCTCTGTACCACCACCACCGCCACCACTTGCGTTTATTGTTACTATTCCTGTACCACCTGCAGGTGATATTGTAACACCTGTTCCTGCAACAATTTGTGTAACTGCTCCTGCTGTTCCTGTAGCGGTTATTGTTTGATTAGGGAAAGTCCCTGTAACAGTTATATTATTTCCTCCAACTAAACTTGGTGTTGCAGTTCCTGTACCACCATTTGCTACTGCTACAATTCCTGTAACGTTACTTGCCGTTCCTGTTGTGTTTTGGTTAAGTGTAGGAATATCTGCGCCTACAATAGCTCTAAATGTAGGTACTCCTGCCGTTCCGTTTGGTGCGGCTAAAATATTATTTGCAGTCTTTGAAGCATACGGATTTTGAGTGTCTCCATAATTTGAAGCTAAACTAATAACAGGTGTTGTAGTTCCTGTTGCGACTACAGGTGTTGTTGCTGAAACTGAAGATACACCGCCCGTTATTACTAAATCGCCACTACCTAAAATCGAATTACTATTTATCGTTTTTATGTTTGTGCCGCTTACTAAAGTAGGTTGTACTGTTAAGTCACCGCTACCTAATATTGTAGTGGAATTAATGGTTTTTATGTTAGTACCACTTATTAAAGTGTTTTGCTTTGAACCTATAATATTTGCACCTGTAACCGACTTTGTTACATAACCACCTGCTCCGTCACTTTCACTAATTTCTATTAAATCAGTATTAGCTATTGCTGAACCTTTTGCGGTTAATTGACTAATTTTTAAATCTGCCATTTTATTTTATTTATTGTGTTACTCTTTTGTCGTTATTTTCTGTTATTCTTTGGTCGCTTATTTCTGTTATTCTGTATGCACTTGGTATAATTATTGGTGCAGCAGTTCCTGTAATATTACCTATTCCTTGTGCGCTTAAACTTCCGTTACAACACTTTATAGAATACCTTTTTCCGTCTTTACATAGGCAACCACGTTGACCGCCTTTTGGACTTGTTCTCGAAGGTAAAGAACCCCAACTACTTCCCATTTTTTATAGTGTTTAGGTAAGTCTTTAACTTTACGATATTAACTTCCTTTGGTTTGTATGTTCTTAAATGTACCACCCTGTATAATTATTGTTTGTGTCAGGAAACATATCACTTGTTGAATTCGTGTTATACTCTGGAAACAAACTTGTGTTGTTGCTTATATAGTCAATAAAACGTTGTGTGTAGTGTTGTGCTATTTGTGTTTCTTTTTCAATTAAAAAGTCTATTTCGTTTTTTTCTACGCTTGTTGAATTTTCAGAATTGTGTTTGTAAACACCTTTGTTTGAAATTGTGTAAGCTGCAAACGGTAAATAATACTTCATTGCTAAATGAATCAACATTGGCTTCAAATAAGTCGTTGTAAGCGTTAAATAATTACCGCTTAATGTATTTGCTATTATGTCCGCTTTTATCTTGTCTAATAGCTTTGTTCCTGTGAAATTTTGCAAGTCTGTATCTTGTGCAATCTTGATGTATTGTATAAAATTGTCCGTGTCAACATTTCCATTTAACGAAGTAAATTTAACTAAATCTTGTCTTGTGACTAAAAGTGCGTCTGCCATTATTGAAAACGTTTGTTAGAAGGTAAAAAACCGTGTGTGTTTGGTATGTCGATTGGACGTGTTGCAACTAAACTTGGATTAGTAACTACATAGCCAAATTTAGCGGCTTTTGCTTGTGCTAATTTTTTAGTGTTTGCGGTTATGTTTAATCCTGTTCCTTCAAAGACTGCATAAACTTGTTTGTTCCACCTATGGTGACAATTTCCACCGCCCTTATATAACCAAATAGAATAGTAGTCTGTTCCTTTTGGCCCCCAACCTGCGTTAACAACTTGTGTGCTCATATTTAAAATATCTTCTTTTCTATAAATCTTGTTTGCTTTTACCATTTGTGTACAAAATTCACGTGGGTTGTCCGTTACTTCGCCTTCGTATTTATAACGAACAACAAACTTTACTCCGTCAATAGTTTTGTCTTGTTTACTTGTTATGTTTGGTCTTGCGTCTCCTGTAGAAACCAAGTTTACAATTTTGTTTAATAAACTTTGTTTTGGTTCTTTACTCAATAATTCGTTTTCTTCGTCATCTGTGTCGTAGTCAACTTCTTTTTCGTCTATTAAAATCCAATTGTCTTGTGGTTCTTCGCCTAAATCAATTAACGGATTTGTGTGTGCGCTTAATTCTGTTCCTGTTTCTTCTGCAACTTGTTCTTCGTTTTGCGTGTTTTCCAAGTCCGTAAACTCTAAAGGTTGTAAAGTCTTAAAAAATAACTTTAAAGCAATTCCGTTGTAAGCTAAAATGCTATCAAAAGCATCTAATAGTTCTTCTTGGAATGGTCGTATAACCATATTGTCAAAAAGAATACTTGAATTTTTAAGTTCTTCTGCGTTACTTGAAAAACCGTTCGTTGAAGCAACACCAAATAATAAAGGTGAAGTAATATTGTGTCCTAACATTATTTTGCGTAAACATTCTTCACTTAAATACGTGTAGTGTTCTGGAGCGTCGTTTAACGGAATATCTTCAACTGTTGTTTTGCTTTCAGCGTTGTTGTTAAAAGCTACAATTACTTTTTGTCCGCGACTTCCTGTTAACTTGCTTAAAACTTTGTTTGAAATAATACTTTGTTGTTCGTCCGTTGGTATTCCGTTATTAAAATTTACAACTTTAGTTCCACTGAATCCGTTTTGAACTTCGTTAATTAAATAGTCTGCAATTTCTTCTTCTAAAAGACAATATGGAATACAACCTGCATAGTCGCTGTAGGAATAATATTTCATTCCAACCGAATAAGGTTTAGAAAATAATATTTCTATTTTGTCTTTACTATATCCAAAAGCGTTAAACCTAATTGGTGCAAACTTTTTAGTATCGTCCCAATTGTCCGAATAATAATAACCTGTTATGTTTCCGTCTTTGTCGCATTTTTCAGCTCGTAATAAATTAACAGGAATATGATATGCTTTTAATATCTTGTCGTGTTTGTCATTATAATGTACTTGAATAGCAAATTGCCCAAACATTTTTCTATCCAAAACCATTTTGCGTACGTCTTCTTTGTGAAATAAAGACATCATTTGTGCGTATTCATTCGGCTTTTTATTAGCGTCTAATGCGCTAAGACCTTTTCCGTATATTAATCGCGCTACATTGTTTATAATAGCGTTATTCGTTGTTGAATTAGAATACCGTTCAATTAAGAATTGAAAATATTGGTCTCCGTCTTCGGTTAAAAAGTCAACCCAATTTTCTCGGTTTGTTTCCGAAATAACAGGTGACGTATAAGCCGACAAGTTTAAAACGTGTAAATTATTCATATACTATAAAATCATTTGTTGTTGTATTACTTACATATTGGTTATTGTTAACCGAAAATGTAACTAATGGTTGTGCCGTGCAAAATACTCGGTCTTTAAATATAATGGTTGTACCTACTCTTAAAACTAAATTGTAAAAATGTCCTTCTACTAAACCAAAGGTTGCTGTAATCGTGTTTATGTAGTCTCCTGTTGTGCTTGAAGTAATCGCTACAGGTGTTGTTACGTTTGTTTGTTCGTCCGTTAGTTCTAAAACATTAAAGGTATTGTCACGTGGAATAAAACTAAACGTTTGCGGACTTCCTGAAGGTGTTAATACTATCATATTAGTATAATTAAATATTCGTGTTTTTGTTCTTTTTTTAAGACAAAAAAAAAGCCGAACTTACGAACGGCTTTAAAAATAATTTTTTTTAATTTTAGTAAGCGACGATTGATGCTCCTGTAAAGACTGCTAATAATTGAGCGTCTGTAGATGGATTACCTAATGTTTGAGCAACGTTTAAGTGATTTGCAGGAATATTCTCTTGTCCTACAAGTGTCATTGTATATCCGTTTAAATCACCCATTGCAGTACCGTTGGAAATAGTTCCTGTTGTTACATCCATTCCATTAAATAAACCTGCTATAAAGAAATTATTAGCATTGGTTCTAATTACAACTTGTGGACGTCCCCAAGCAAGTAATTTCATTTGCTTTGTAGCAACAGCGTCTAAACCTTTAATTGTGAAAGTTAAAGTTTGTTCTACAAAAGTTGTTCCGTTTTCTCTTGAACTTGTAATTGTTTGCTCAAAAGAATTTGCACCTTTTAAATCGTATTTATAAAGTGATGTTACTCCTGTAATTGTAGTAATACTATCTTCTGCTCCTGCGGTTACGCTATAAGTTGGAACTAACGGAGTAGAGTCGCTATAGTTTATAAAGTAAATACTTTTTATACCGCCTACAAATTCTTTGCAAACTTCAGCCCTTGATTTTGTTAAAAGACAAGCCATTTCGTTTTGTTTTTAAATTATGAATAAAATAAAGCGGAATTTTTACGTCCCGCTTTTTATTTAATGTTACGCTCCGTAAGTTACTGCGTCTGAAGCAAAACCAATTTCAACTCCTGCATTGTAACGTAAAACTACACGTACATTTTGTGAACCATCAATGTCTGCCATATCAATAACTTTAACTTCGTTTTGGTCGTTTAATAAACCACAGCCAAAATACAAGTTATCTACAGTTGTTGCAATCATATTGTCTGCTCCAAGTCCGTTAGCCATAAAAATTGGAATACCTTCAAATGAAAGTGAACCGTTTGTGTACCATTGTGTACCTTGTCCGTTTACACCGTTTGCTCCTAAACCTGAAGCTCCAAAACCACCTAAAAAACGTACGTATAATTTAGCAATTTTTTGAGATACATAAATTCTCAGTCCTTCGTTTCCGTAAAGTGATGCAGGAATTAAATCTACAA